ACCGGTCACGCTGCCATCACCCTCTTCCGACGCCCCGCTGTCGCTGTCCGGATTCGGCTCCTGGCTGAAACCGGGGTCTATTTCCTCTTCCTCTCCGGGTGTCACACTGAAACCGGGGTCAATGTCCTCCGTACCCTGCATCGCTTCCTGCTGTTTCTCTATCAGTTCCTTCAACTCACGCGCAGAACCGATGATGTCGATGTCAAGAAGAGTACCCACATTCCGCATCTCACTGATAGGAATGTACACCCTGCCGTCCGGAAGAGTGTTCATTATCCCGAAGAACTTGCCTTCGAGCTTTGCCTTTTCTACAATTACGTACATATTGATTAAAGTTTAAAGTTATTACTATTCATATACCGGACCTGCAGCAATGAATACCGTCTGTCCGTCAATCTGTGAGGAGATAACGGCGCCTTCCTCATCGCCCATCAGGAACTCACCCGTGAGAAGCCCCACTTCCGCCCACACCTGGAAGATATGTCCTGCCGGGAAACCCTTGTCCGCCGGAATGAATTCCAATGTCCGCCCGCCGGTTGCCAGCACCTTCTCCGGCTCGCCCGGCTTCGCACTCTGGCCTTTCCATGTGATGAGGAAAAGGTCATCGTACTCTGTACCGTATTCGCGGCGGTTGTCGAAGATGCGTACCTCATAGGCGCTCGGCTGCTTCATATCATCGGAAAGGGTAAAACCCTTTGTCTGGATAATTTCGCAATTGAGGGAAACGGCCATCTCCGTCTTTACCTCAATTACCTTTTCCAGCCGCCCGTCCGTAGGGGCCTGCGGTCTGCTGCCCGCATATTCACAGGCGCGGCAACGGAAGCTTGCACCAGTGACATACTTCGCCTGATACATCAGCTTGCGGGTGTACACTCCGGTCCCGTCATGGCAGACGATGCCGGGGTCGTCCGGCGTAACCGGGCGGTATGCTCCGTTTTCAAGAATGTCCCAGAAGTATGCGGCGTGTTCATCATCCACGGGCTCGGTCCCTGTATAGAGCTGCGGTTCTATCTCCCTGTTCCAATAGCCGGAACGGTCGGCCAGGCGAAGCGGGTCGGTCACCATCACGGAATCACCCTTCAGGCGCAATGAATACGCCTTGTTGTCATAAAGGTGCGCATAGGACTTCACGCTCCGTTCACAGCGGACCTCGCGGTTCGTGCGCGGGTCCGTGAATATCGCGATGCCGAAATACTCCACCGGCTTCTCCGGCGGCGTGTTCTTCCGGATGGTAAGCGCATATTTGGGCACACCGCCGCTGCCGTCGGAAATGCTGTAATACTCACCCTCGACGATGCGGTTGGCCGACTTGTCACGCGGTGCGCCCTCGAACCACTCCACCCCCGTGAGTTCCATTTCACCGAATACCGTCTTCTCGTCGAACGCCGATACCTTCGGCACAATGACCAGCGGTGTCAGGGTCCTGTCGGGGCTGTATTCCCGCAACTGCTTGTCATACGTCTGCACGGGACTGCCCGACAGTACAATTATCTCTCCCTGGATGGAAAGGGGACTCACATAAATACGCCCCTGCTGTTTGTTACTCTTTATTCCCATAGTTATAATATGTCAAAACCAAATCTCTGTTCTATCTGCTGAATTTCCCCTTCAACCGGAATGAATACCCGGCAAATAAAGGCAACGGACCTGCTTACAAAGCCGAAGTCTGAACCGACCCCGTGCTGGTTCCCGTTGTCGATATGGATAGCAAGCCTGTTGCCATCCACGTACTCAGGCGTCCAGAGGTTGTCCGCCGGTACATTGCCACTGTCACGGAACCACTCCACTTCGGTGGCACCGTCCGCCATCACATCATCCGTTATGTCAATTGTACCATAAAAAACGCGCCCGGACATTACCGTATCCACACCGCCTATGACGAATGCCTCCCCGCCTGAAAGGGAGAGCTGGAGCGAATACCTGCTGTCGCCCTCAAGGAGTCCCCATGAAGGGGAATTCCATTTCGGTTCGTCGGTTGTCTTATCTGACAGACAGCCCCACTTGCAGCCAAGATGATAGACCGTATGCTGTTCCAGCAGGGTATATTCGCTACCGGAAGGCTTCGACAGCTCGTACTGAACAAACCGGTAAGGAGCACCGCTCTGGGCCGTTTCCAGAGACCAGATACCCCGGTCTACCTTGTTGGGAACGACATCACCGTTATAATCGAACTGATAGAATTTCTCGGCAATGACCGTCTGTGCAACGATGCCAACATCTTCGGTTGTCACCGGCAGTTTTTCGAGTGCCTTGATGTTAGGGAGTTTTCCGATAGTCAGCGCATAGTTGTAGTCCTCCAGTATTGGCTTATACACGTTGGACAAAAACATGATGCGCCCCTCACGCGAAGAAATCATCCACGACTGCGCCCGTTCGTTAAAGCCGCCTGCTTCAGGAAGCGTACTGTTACCCCTGCGGGTTACGTTGTAGCCGGCCAACGGCGGATAGTTCGTGCCTCCAGGCACTTCGCTGTCCGGATAGAGCACGACCGTTATGCTGTTCTCCTGCGCATTGGTGGCAAGAATACGCATCCAACTGGTGTAATACTCGGAACCGCCCGTTAGTAATGTATTAATGATGGAAAAGCAGACATCATTCTCCTGGAACTTCATGAAGTCGAAGTCCGTGCGTTTCTCGATGCTCAGACGGTAGGTGTTTTCTCCCAAATCCTCCACGGATTCTATCTTACCAATCTCGGTGAAGGAGTAGTCAGACTCCATTCCTTGAATCTGGTTTATTATCAAGTCAAGCACTGACAATGAACCGCGCACTTCCAACCGTTCTACCTGTGCCCGGCCATCAGGGAATATCCCTGCACCCTTGCCGGCAATCAAGCTGTCAACAAACTCGCCGAACCAAGCACCACCAAACAGCTTCAAAAGATATTCCGTTGCATCCGGCCGGTCCTTACGCAAAAAGTTCTTCAGTTCTTCGACAATCGCATTAATCCAGTCCTCCAGTTCCGCATCTTTATCTGCAAGTTCAAAGAAATTAGCGGCCACTCTGGAGAAATTCCGCTCCAATTTCAGGCGAACATCCCGCCCGGTATCATTGGCGCCATTCCATGGAACTATATTTTCATATTTATTATCCATACTTATTTCAATTCCAGTTCATGACCGTTAAATTCAAGAAGAAGAGGTTGCCAACATATACCGTACTCCAATGTATCCATATCAATGAAGTTTAGCATATAATCAGCAAAACGATTATGTTCTTTCCGGCTTTGCTTGCGAAGTTGGGCATGTTCCACCCTCACAACACCATTACTCTTCCTGCGCTCATAGCTGTAACTCATGAACGAAAAGGAAAAGCACTCACCACGTTTAGTACATGCCCTCATTTCATTTATAGCCTCGTAAACATTCATGCTGCAAATGTATCAAGTTAGCATCCGTAGAAAAAGGACATCATTACCGGCGCACATTGCCCTCTAACATTTCCACTCTCTTGATACCATCCCGCACTTTTCGTGGATCCACCACCAATTCCTTATCAAGAATAGCCTTCAGCAGTTCATTATTCTTCTGTAACAGCACAACTATTTGCAAACGTTGCTCAGGCGTCAATTCTGAAGCTGGACCGGAAAATGACTGTGAAGGCACTCCTGCTTCTTCAGCACTATAGCCACCGCTGTACTTTCCACTTCTGGTACGAACCTGTTCCAATATCTGTGTAGTATTCAACATACGGATTGTACCATTCTTCTGTGCCATATCAAATACATCCAGGAACTGACGGACATGCGGATTAGCAACTCCTTCATGATTTGTCACAAACTCATTCTTGTGTACAGGTATCACACCTGCCACATCATCCGGATTTCCGCTGCGGGTATAACCTTCCACATATTCATCGGAATAACCGCCCGATTTCAAACCTTTCGCTTCATCACGCTGCTGCTTTGCCACCGCAATCTGCGCAGCACCACTGGCTACCGCTGCCGCAGCCGCAGTTGTTGCTGATTCCGTTGCCGCAGCCGCAGCAGCCCCCAATGCAGGACCGACGAAAGGTATTCCTGCCATGGCCTTATATGCTTCCATGGCCGTAACGGCAGTAGTGGCCGTAACCTGTAATACCGCAGCCGCAAATTGCTTATCCGCATATTTCTTTTTCACCTGGTTGATTGCTTCTTCCTTTTCTTCTTCCAATTTGGTAGTATCCTTACCAGCTTTCTTGGCAGCCTTGATTTGCTTGTCATATTTACGGCTAATCTTACTAATCTCCGCATCTTGGAGAGCACTGATAAGCTGCCCCGTAGCCGAAGCAACTTTCGCTATTGTCTCAAATGCCTTTTTGGCATTTTCCCCTCTTCCTTGCTCTCCATCCTCTGCAATACGAGACTTTTCCTCCTGATATTCTTCATAGGATATCAAGTCCGCATCATACATAGCTTTTAAAAGCCTAATCTTCTCCTTAAAAGAAGAAGCATTATCTATATCCTGAAAACCGTCCTTACGCTGCTCATCTTTATCAGCCTGTTTATCCTCATAATCCATATCCTGCAATTTAGCATCAATAGCAGAAACATCCTCCCCATATGCAGCTAACATGTCTCTCCGGTCATTCAGATATTGACGTTCCAACTCTTTCAGCTTCTCCAGATAATCCGCTTCCCGTTTAATATCCCCTGATATATAGGCTTGTTTCAATGCTGCCCGTTGCGCCTGGAACTCTTCATCAATAACGGCCAAATTATCACTCTGCGAATTTTTTTCGGCATCCTTAGCGGCTTGCGTCAACCTATCAGCCTCGGCAATCATCTTATCATAAATCTGCCCTTGAATATCCGAAGCATCTTTACCGTATGATTCCAACAATGCCTTGCGTTTCAGTAAATAGGAAACTTCAATTTTATACAGTTCCTGCTGGTGCTTTTCTTTCGTTATTTTCTCATCCAGCAGTTTCTGTTTTAACAGGTTCCGCTCTTCCTGCATAGCCTCTTTCAGTTTTTCCATACGGGCTTTCAACTCTTTTTTCAGGGTTTCTTCATCCGCTTCTCTCCCATGCCCATTCCCTGTACTGCCCGGAGTAATAACGACTTCATCCAAAACATTTGCCTTATTCTTGGCAGAGGGCTTGTTTATGAACGGATTCATTTCCGCCTTCACCGCAGTGATACGCTTAGCCGCCTTTTCAACGACTTCAACATAATCCTGAATCTCACCCTGTATCTTTGGGATATCGCTTCTATCCGAATAATATTTCTCAAGGTTCTTGATAATGGCTTTCGCTGTATTTTTAGCAGTGTTACCGGCAGCAATACTCTTATCCGTAGCTACGACCATTTTTTGAAGGAAATCATCTACCTGTGACTGAGGCAATGTACCAATGAGGGCATTACGGATATCGTTCATCTCATCAATCTTATCCGTCATACTCTCATTCTGAATTTCGTCACTCTTCTCCTGAAGGACTTTTCTCGCCAAATTGCGGTCCATCTCTGTATTAATATCCCGATAGGCCTGCTCTATATCCTTCAGGGACGAATATTCATTAAGCAAATAAGGAAGATACTGCCCATATTTGGTATTTATTTCCTCTATCAACTCTTTCCTGCGCTTTGTACCTTCCCCGGCTGCTTTAGTCGCATCAGTCAATTTACGTAATTGACTACGTTCCTTTTCGCTTTGCGTCAAAAAAGAATTAACGGCTTTTTCCGCATCTGAAGTGCGGGTCGCAAATTTGTAAATAGCTACCCCCGCTCCTAATGCCAGGGAAGCCAATATACCCAAAAGGTTGGCTTTACTGGCCGCATTGAAAGCTTTCATCGCAACTGTCGCCCTCTTAATGTTACCACTCAAAGCATATTTGGCAGCACTCAGCAAAAGGGTTCCGCTCCGGGATGCCCGTGTTGTGATAATATTCTTCTTTTCCTGCAACCACTCCAATGTCTTTGCGGCCGTCAAACGTTTCGTCCACAATTCTTGCGCTTTAACCGCTGCGGTGTATGCAGTTATTACAGCAATCGACGACAATATGACTCCCTTATACTCCGATAGGATAGAAACAAGCGCACCTAACCCTTTCACTGTCATGCTTCCGGTCGTAATCATATACTTCATTACAGGAAGCAGCTTCTCACCTAATTCTACCCGTACATTCTTAAATTTCTCTTTCGCCTTATCCAATCCTGCCTGAACGGTGTTATTCTGCACATTATACTCATTGGTAATACTCGTTCCCTCACGGAAGGCATCATTCGCAGTTTTCTGCTCCTTACGTACCTTTTCAACGTTTCCGGCCAAAGCACTAATCACTCCGGCAGCTTCCGCACCGGAAAGCTTCATTTCCTTCAGTATAGGAGCCATCTTATCCATACCACCGAGTTTACCCAAACTTTCCAGGAAACGAAGAAGCGCTTCATTGACATCTGTGTCTATAAGCGTGGTAAACTCTTCCACGTCCATTTTAGCAAGCTTGGCATACTTCGCCGGTTCCTGATAGATTTTCAGAATCAACCCTTGTAATGCGGTACTTGCCATTTCACTACGTAGCATGTTCTGGTCAAGCGCAGAAGCAAACCCCAACACATCAGTAATCGTCAATTTGGCCTGCTTAGCCACACCGCCCATGCGCGCAGCGAACTCTATCAGATAGGGTTCTGCCGCCGAAGAATTTTGGGCAACGGTATTCACAGCACTACCGGTAGCCAGCATATTCTCACGAAGTGTCCGGTTTGCATCCCCAAACATCTGTGACAATTTGCCGATATTCTTTACTGCATCTTCCCCCAGGTCCTCTCCTAAAGCGACATTAATCTGATTGGCAGCATCCACAAAATCCAATACACCCTTTTTACCGGTGATGCCCAACCGCCCGGCATCTCCTGCCAAAGCGTTAAGCTTTTCCCGTGGTGTACGGGTATCCATGTGCTTGAACTCCTCATTCAGTTCCGCCACTTCTTCCTTTGTCATCCCGGTATATTTGATAACCTGGCTTTCAGCCTCCTGCATCTCCGCATACTCATCAACACATTTACGGGCTGTCAACACGACTCCGGTCAACGAAGCTACGGCACTGGTTCCAATAGCAGCATACCTGTTAAACCCGTCCGCCATTTTTGAAAGAGAAAAACGGGTATCACGCGCCTGCACCTCCAGCTCTTTCATACGCTTTTTGGTCAACAGGTAATCCTGACGCAAAGCCTTCCATGCTTCAGTTCCGGGAGTAGCCCTATCCATTTCCCGTTTGAGTTGTGAAGCCCCTTTACGCAGCTCGGCGTAAGACAACGATGTCCGTACTCCTTCTTTACGATATTCAGCCAGGCTTTTATTCAATTCATCCTGCCTTTGCTTGAGTGCCTTATACTCATCAGAGTTTTTCTTGCCCTCCGCAGCCAGCTTATCCATTTCCGCCTTTACAGCCGCTATCTGTTCTTTTGTTTCCGCAAACTTTGTTTTGGCTTCCGAATTGTCAATCCGGATTGCCATTCTAAAATCATTTATGCTTATCGCCATACCTATACTACTTTACCAAGGCAAAGGTATCCTGGCGATTAACTTTGAAAAAGGACATAAAAAAAGAGGCCTCCCACAATGGAAGACCTCTACCTCATCACAAAGCAATGGTGTCAAACAATAACAATGAAATGAAGCTTATAGTACTGATACATCAGCCAATTCATTAGCAAAGCTGTGCAATGCCTTCTCTATACGCTGTTTTTGCTGAATACGGGGTTTTGAACGTCCGTGCATATATGACCACAGTTGTTTTTGATGTATGCCTGTAAGTCTCTCCAATCCTGAGAGAGATAACAAACCGCCATAATAAAGCAAAAGGCTCTGTATATCATAATGCCACACCAGCGTATAGTCTCCTTTTATTTGCTCAGGCCAGCGTTCTTCGGGCAAGTTCTTTTTTATCAAGGCAATGGCAACCTCAACATCTTTCTTGCACTCTTCCACAGTCCCCCCTGCTGCATAAATACCTTCGCAGTTTTCTGAATAAGCCCCGAAGCTGTCGGAACTTGCACAAATATTCATTATTATTTTCTCCATGATACAATGATACTATTTGAGATTATTATATAAAGGGGGTGGGGATTAAATCCCCATAGCCCTTGCAATTTTTCTTCTTAGCGGTTCTGGAAACTCTTTTGCTCCATGATAAGGAACCGGTTCCGAAAGCTTTCCGTTCTTCGTATAGAAGTAGTGGCTGCCTTCTGCGTGGCTGAACTTCCAACCAGCCGCAAGAATTTTCCGATGAAATTCTGAATACTTCATTATGTTTATCTCATTTATTGTTTGACACTGCAAAGATAGAAATATTTCTATTAACAACAAAGAAATAACAGAAATATTTCTATCAATAATAAAAAAGTCCCAGCTATCCTCACAGACTACCGGATACTTCTTACTCAGACAAAAAACTATTCATCCAGCCAACGGCCATTGTCCAACCAGACACCACCGTCACGCCATTTGCCATCCGTCAATATCCACCGTGACAACGCTTCCGTATCACTTATGGAAATCGGATAGAACACACCTTCCCAGGCTCCTTTCCGTCCGGACGCATCAATCATATATGTACATTCTTTGCAAACAAACCGTTTATTGTGTATAACAAAAACACTCCGTATATCATAAATATTCGGATCGTAACAACGGAATGTGAACTTCTTCTCTCTCTTTATATCATAATCCTCTTTATACAGATGTTCTGAAATCACCTTCAGCTCCATTGATTCCCCCGCCAGGCTCATCTTCGCATCGTCCATACCTGAATACGAAGTGTGGAATATCAGTCCCTTATTGAGTATGTTGTCCGTATATACGGTCGGATACGGGTCTGAGTCCGGTCTACGCAAATAGCCTGTCTGTTTCTTAATGCCCGTATAAAAGCCCAAATAAACCGTACTCTTTGACGTATCATCCTCATAATTATTATTCTTGATATAATCTTCAATACCCTGAGAAGAGGTGCTTTCCTCTACATTCTCATCCGAAGCTGTCAAGTCACCGGCACTATCCAAGACCGGAACAATACGCAATACATTTGCATAGGTAACACGCCCATCCAGTTGTACCGTAGTCTGTTTAATCGGTACTGCCCCATGCCGTACCGGTATCATCTCCAACGTAACGAAATCCCGGCCGGCATCATAGACCAAATCCGCATATTCATTAACCGGACATCCCCGATATAAAGAATGCGGTTTTCCGCCTATATCATCCTTCTCAAAAGAAGTCCTGATGTATTCTATCCCTGTGCTGGTATTCGTAACCAGCTCCATACCATTTGACTTATTAGCAAAGAAATCATGTACCGCAGCTATCCCGACCACATTTTTTCTTTCCGCCATCTCCATCAATGCGTCCGGCAATCTCCTTTTTTTGTAATACTCACTATCCGGTAAATCATATTTCACATTCCTGATGCCGATATTCACTTCTTCCTCCTCGTCTTCCGTTTCCTCGACGTACTCGTCCTTCACAGAAGACAAATAGGCTACCGGCGGAGCTACGTAATAATTTGCAGAAAGCATTATCCTGACGCTCTTTTTCCGGCTATCTATAATAAAGAGGATACCATACAGTTTTTCAACTTCTTCCAAAAACTCCTTCACAGTCCAGCCAGGAAACATCTTGGCGTATTCCGTTGTCTGTTGGGCATGGATAATCAACTGGTATTTCCAAGGTGTATCGGTAAACTGGTTCTCTACAATCTGATAGCCAAGTGCCTGTATCATCTTCTCCATGACAGTAGCCATATACGGCATCGGAATATATATACCGTCTGCAACCTCTTTAAAAGAGAGTTCCGTGTACACCCCTGCCTTTTCCCCGGATTTTTGTTCTGTAAGATAATATTCGAGTTCGAACGGATTAACCATGGTTTCTCCGGCCAACACGGGCGGAAGATTATATTCCACTTCCGGATACATCTTATCTAGTAACCTATTCTTACGTCCGGCAGACGGCATGGGAGCACTACCCATATCCAAAGAAGAAACCAGCTTGTCAGAACCGATAAAATAGTTGAGTTCCGAGTTCCCCGATGCTATCTGTATGGAAACGCTCTTCTCCGTCCATCCCGTAATTACTTCAGTACCGTCACAGAACACACGATTGTCCGCTATCAGTACAGCCCTCCGTTTGGTCTTTACTTCCTTTATGGAGTTAAGCCTATGCAAATGATTATACAACCGGGCATTAACGGCATTGGTTAAAGCCAGTTCTATATCATAGGTATATTCCCCATTCTTGGTAAAGAACGGATTTTCACGCTTCACCTGTATCTCAACAGCCGCGGGCAACACTACCGATACCCCGTCTATAAATAACTCAGTCATATCAATCTACCAGTTTCAGGCCAATACTCAGCCCATTAAACCCACCAAAAACATCATACTCCCATTCGGTCAGCATTCCATCTGCCGGACTCAACTCGCCACATACGAAGTCCATTGCCAGCAATTCTTTCTTTACCAGTTCCATAATACGTTGCAACAGCGCATAATGCTGCAACTCTTCCTCTTCCATTTCTTCCCCTGCAGGAACTTTCTCCAGCAGAAACAATAGTACCTGGTTGGATTCCTGATGGCAATCCATCCCGCCTTTCAATTCCGCATCCGGGAAATTACCACATAGCCAGATACCCTCCGCATCCTTCAGCTTCTTCTGCAAATGCCCTTCCCGTACCGCCAGTTTAATCCCCTCAATCGGTTTTTCCGACCTGACATTGACACGCTGCCTGAGTTCCAGCAGCATCTCCCTATATCTTACAATATCAATCATAGCCTATCAAATTATTCTGCTCCGGATCAGCCAGCCGGAAGCTGAACTCCACTGTTTTCAAAACACTCTTGCGAAATTCCCGTTCAAACTTCTGTTTGGTTACCACAATCGGCAACCACTCATTATTAACAAGAATGCCCGCTTCCTGACAATTAAGCAGGTTATGCCACAGCTTATAATCGCTTTGGAAGAATATACGCCCGCTGTTAACCGTATATTCATCCGTAACCTTAACACCGAACTTTCGGTCTACCCCATACATGGCAGCCATATCACTTTCATTATTTCCTGCCATTTTCAGGCCACCGGTAGCAGTCAGTGTCTCCGGCATATCATATACGTTTTTAAAGCGGAAGCACCATGCTTCAGCATAGCGTGTCCGGTCTATGACAAACAGCAGGGAACCGCCTGATACCTCCACTTTGTATTGAAGAATGTCCGGCTTCTCAAACAGAGAGGAAACGACATCCGGACTCGTATCGAACGTATAAACCCCATCATCGTAACTGCCGGCAGCTACGAAACGTTTTTCCTCTGTTCCGTCATCCCAATAGGCTGTCACATTCATCCCTTTCTTTCCGGACGCATCGACCGGGAAACCGCTTACATATTCCTTTGCTCCAGGATACGTCACTTTCCGGTTTACCTCACTCAAACAGCCCGGAGCTTCCGCATCTTTCCGGGTGACCAAACGGCTGAACATGACAAAACAAGTCATATCCTCCACTCCATTGATAAGAAACGTGAAGTCTCCTGCCGCATCTGTCTGGGCCGTATTCTCCCCGGCACACCATACTCCCCACAAAGCGAGTTCACAGAACTTGCCCAATCCACGGGTACGCACCTTAAAATCGGCATCCGGGGAATATTCCTCTTCCAAAACAGTCTTCCCGCCATACCTCACGGAAAAGGTTATAGTACTGTCCGTATCAATAATGTACTCGCGCATGGTCGCGCAGAACTCCCTTGGCTTAGGTCTCTGTATCACATTCATAACCGGCAGTATTTATTCCGTTCATCATTTTTGGGAAGCAGGTCATACACCGGAATTATCCCGTCACGTACCCGCTTCATTTCATCCAACCAAACAGCAGCATCGTCCTCCATCCATTCCGCTACCCGTACAATATCATCCGTATCGGCTATCCGGCTGTCCGCCATTCCGTTTTTGGCCATATAGCCGCGTATCACCCCACTGGGAAATATACGGAGCGGAAGACGACGCAAAGCTGCCGCCATAGCAAACAGTGCAACAGCCATACATGCCGCATAATGTACATCACTCTCCGGAACCGCTTTTTCTGCCAGCAGTTCATCCCATCCGTCACCATAGGCACGTTCCACCTTCAACCGCTGAGCTTCACGAATGAACGGTACAAGCACGAGAAACGTGCGCTCGCTCTTCTCTATCGGAAAATACATGTCAAAGGAGTTTCCATTACGAATGATAAGCCGCTGAGTGAGCTTATAGGTATCCGTCTGCATCCATTCCTGAAGCCCGGTTTTGTTCAGATACCGGATGAGCGCATCCACGGAACGATAATATTCCTCCAGATGTAACGCGTCGTCACGGTCAAGCTGCCATTCCCAGGGAAGCTTTTCACTGTTATCCGTTGCCATCTTGAACTTACGGCCATCATCTTCATGGCTGAGGTCGTTCTTCTGGTACATCCGGAGTGTTGCCATTATGGCAATCGGCCGCTGAACCTTCCTTACCAGTTCATTATCCTCTCCGTTCTGATAATATTTTTCAGCCAACTGCATAACCGGTTCACCAATCAATACGGTAAGTTCTTCAGTCGCAACTTCTATGTCTCCGAAAATCTTGGAAAAGGAGTTATTGGCATAATAGCTGCCTGTGAGTTCCCGCAGTTCCTTAGCACCATTTTTGTCCTTATTGAATATCATATAACTATTGTTTAAGATTCCTTATCATTTCATCCGCCCGCTGTTTATCGTCCAGCAGCTTCATCATAACCCGTAGCAGTAATGTATCGTCAGTAGCATCCGCATTGCCGAAGATTCCGCTTTCGGCAACTGAATAAAGTACACTGTTCATACCCAGACTTTGAGCGGTTCCCGGCTGTACATCCGAACTTTTCCTGCTCCGTTCAAATACCGGAGCGAAGCAGAGTTCCAACCCGTCGATGATAAAAACTCCGGAAAACAAATATTCACAAAAATAGGCGAACCAGGCGTAAACGCCCCATTGCACCCATTCAGGCATATCACGCACCAACCCCATATAACGGGACATATATTGCATACGGAACGGTTCGCGTAGGATACACCCCTTATCCTTGACCGGTTTCCGGTAGAGAATGGCGCACAATGCACGAAGGTCGGCAGCATCCCGGCCTGCATTGTACTTGTTCATCACGGCCACCGCCTGACGAAATTCCCCAAAAGTCAGGTCAGATCCATGGCTGGCCGGACCACGAAGATACCGCCACACCGGAAGAAGATTCTCCGTACTGTCATAAGTCAGTTCAACGGCGTCTTCTCCAACCTTCCACATCCAACCCAACGTAGCCGCCAATTTATCAACCAACAGCATATCCTCCACTTTCGATTTAAAACGATACCCTCTATTCTTCAGAACATAGGCACACCACTCACGTTTCACATCAAGTAAAGCCACTCCCGGCTGTTTCATCAGCCTGCTGCGTATCTTGAGCAAGTGAAGCCACTCCAACGGCTTCACTTCTTCCCAACAATCCGGGAAATCAATATCCTTCTGTTTCATAATTCCTATACCTGATTAGTCGGTCTGTCCGGGGCCGACACGTTATCTTCCTTATTTATCACTTTCCGATAGATACCGAGGAAAATTCCTTTCTTATGTGGGAAGTTTATCCGTATGGCATCATTGATAGCCTCCAGTGCAATTTCTTCCGGTATCTGTGTATCCGCACCGTAGAATATCTTGAGGGCATACAACATCTGGCTTCCGCTGTCACTCTTACCGTCAATAATGATATTAGCCAATGCAGGGGAAAGCCCAAAACCGCTGGTCGTAGAACTATCTGCAATCCGGGAAATCTTCGCCTGTGCCTCGATGTATTTGTCGATATTCATTTCAATCGGTTCTATCTTCCAACTCTGCGTATGTCCTAAATCATCCATGAAATCCACGCAGCTAAAGAACTTACCGGCATTCTTCTTGCCCGCCATGACATCCGCAATAGCTTCAGTCAGTTCGTCCTTCAATCTTTCCATTTCCTTCTGAATCTTCGCTTCATCCCAATCCTCGTGCATGGTCATAATCAGTTCACGCTTCTGATTCCAGTACTCTTGAGGACTGTGTACCACATAGGCAGCGGCAATCATATTCTCATTCAAATGACGAATGATTTCCGGCAGATTATTCGCATTCTCAAGCCAGGGAACTGAACCATAAAAACAGGAAATGGCATACATGCTCCTACCGAAACTACGCATGCAGTGATATTTGACAGCCGTCTCATATTTGGTCGGATTCCATTTGTCAAACTTCGGATATTTACGGAAAGTCCGGCTCCGGAAAGATTCAAAATCGCCTGTGAGAAACTCTTTCACGTTTTCCAGCCGCCGGCTGTCATCATCCGGCCAAACCAAACGGGCCTCCCCGCTGTGCAGGGATTCCAGCCGCTGCACCCATGGCCGGCCGATACGCACTCCCTTGCCCATATAGTACTTGGTAAAATGCCCGTTCATGTGCGTATATTCCACCAGATTATTACGAATATATTCCTTATAATCCCAGCTATCCAGCCACTGTTGAATTTCATCATCCTCCAGCCATTCCTGGATACGTTCATTATTCTCAATCCTCACCCGGTAGAGCATCGGCCCCTGACCGTACAGCAGTCCTGTCTTACGGTCCAGAATGCCAGGTCCCAGGTTATTTTTCTCCAGCAAATCACGGATCGCATTCGGCATGTTATTATCCGGGCCCCAGGGAACTACCCGAACCCCGGCTACCGTCACAGGCTCACCGTCCCAATCCTGCGTCCCTGCATCAAAGAACTGGCTCATGCTCTGACTCCAGTTCATATTAATGGCATATTGCCCGGCAGCAGTATCCACAAAGCTGAAATTACCTATCTTCTTTTTTATATCACTCATAACTATGTATTAATATATATTCTCGTTGTATTCACAAGCAGGGTCCCGCAGTACTTCTTCACAATCTCCACCAGTTCCGGAATATGCTGTTCAATAACAGGATTAAACCAGGGCTTCGGTTCTCTCTTCCACTCATTATCCGTCGTTTTGGTGAGAATGCGCGTACCATTCTCCATATTGTATCCCCTACCGACACCTAAATGTACATACACGCCTTCAGCTTTAAAACCAAACCCGATACTGGTTATCTCCTGCCCGTCCATAGGTGTCTTACCATAGTGACGATAATTCTGCTTCAATGACTTGGAAAGCTTCTTATCCGTATCAATCCAGCGTGCTACGGATAACCGCAGCGCATCGTCGACCTTTTTCCCCCATGCTTTCACATTCGCATTAAATTCAGCAACCGCCTCTTTATTCTGCTGACGCTCGAACTGCTGCGTATAACCGGCATCTCCCTCGATAACGACATCAAGCGGATAACGGTTACCGAAGAAGTTGCTTTTGCTCCGCCAGCTTCCACGGTTCTGCCCCTGCATCATTCTTTCTGCGTGTGCTCCCATTGCTATACAATTAATCCGATACAAAGGTATCCTGAAGCATTCTTAAGAAAAAGGACATAAAAAAAGCCGGCTATCTTCACAGACCGCCGACTCTCAAAAAAAAATGTAAAAAAAAATGTTTCTTCAAATTCTAATAAATATCTGTCACGGAAAATTTGGCCAAACCGCCGTTTGCACCAGTCAGAATATTACCGTTATCATCCGTACAGGAAGCTATGTGGCGCATAATATAATCAGCTTCGCTCATGCCTCCGGCCAGTACCGACAAGGCATCCTTCCGCGAATAATCTATCGTAGCCTTAACCGTATAATGAATATATTTATTCTGACACGGTATCTCCACATCAATACAGTTATCTGAAGGCTCTATTCCAAACTCCGACCGCAATTCCTCTATCTGTTGGAACAATGCACTCAATCCATCCGATACCGGAGCCTGAAGCTGATACTCTATTGTGTATATATTCTTGCTATTCTGTACTGCCTCATTCATCTTACGCCTCCTTTCTGTGCCAATTCATAATATTTGCCTCCCTTTATGACTGTCATGCCCAGCCTGGGATTACGCTCGTATATCTCCATAAGTCTACCCCTAAGGAAACCTTTTTCAAAAGTAAGCTGCTGTATTTCTTTGTAATATCGCTTATTTTCGCTACAATATCGCTTATTTTCGCTTTCCAGGAATGCGATGTATTCGTCCTTAGTCATTCCTTACCCCCTTTCCGGCACTTCTTTGCCTTATAAACGCACAAAGCAGTAACTACAAACAAAGGTGGAAATATAAACCCTGTACAAGCTGAAAGGATAGCGCCGAAATACCAGCGGTCAGAAGAACCGTGTAGTTCGCAGTCTGGAGCCAGGCTACGATAATAGCGGCTTTGCAGGTTATTGACTTGCTCATTCAGAGCTTTCAAGTTCTCGGATACATGAACCCCTGCGGGTTCTGGTGCGATGAGTGCACCGGATGTTTGATTTTTCATACTATAGGAGTTTTAGCGTATAGGCAGAAAAACGGCTGCCATTTCCCGTGTTCGCTAAAACTCCTACAGATTTCCGCCCGAAAGCAAAAGTGTAATGGGAAAGGCAGCCGCCTATTTCATATGTACCATTTTCGTGAAGCCATGAAAATGGAGTATATGGGCATAAAAAAAGCCCATCGCAATTCGTGAGCATTAACCGAAGCTCGCGGTACGGATAACTTTCCGTAGAAGTTTTAGCACTGCAAATATGAGCATAATATTTGGAAGTGCAAAAAGAAAGCGGAGTTTTTTGCTCCGCATCTCTACATACAACACCTATTCCTTAAAAGTAGCCAAACCATAAATGAACAAATCTTCATATTCAGATATCTTTTTCACTTTACATTCAATAAGTTTATCAATATTACTTGATATTCGTTTCGCTTTAGTAGCTTCCACATATCCTATGTGATAGCCATCAGTAGTTAGAACCTTAACTGCATAAGGGTCATATTCATTATCAGGTTCTTTTTCCAACTCTAAGTAATCTCCTTCCTCTAATCCGTACGCAGCATCTTGAGCGTCTTCATCACGATATTGAAGCCCTTTTACTGCAAAACTTATAGAAAAAGTGTTTTCTGGAATATCTGCAACATGCATATTCATTACTTTTTTCTTTTCAGCCTCTATCATTTCAATCTACACGATATGAGGAGATGATATATTCGGTTTCTATTTGGCAGTACAAATATCTACAAAAAATTTAACAAATCCAACATTTACACAAAAAAGGCTTCCAACCCGTGGAAGCCTTAAAGAACGTTGCATAATACGTCTGTCAAACAATAACTACACAACTTCCATAAATTCCTTTCCTATACGATGAAGCCCGTCAACAATACGCTTCTCTTCTCCTATCTAAAATGATACAGCCTGTAACGAACTGCCAATATCATGGATAGTATCCAATATCAGCTTCTTACGTTCCGGTGAGGGCGTTTTCGTCCCCTTTATATAGCTTGCCAACAAACTCTGCTGAATACCCATCCTCCGGGCAACCGCCGAGATATTCAATTCCGGATGTGAAAGGAAAGCATCCTGAATGCCAGGAGCCGGCTCTTTGGTATCATCGTAATAGAAACTTTCATAACTCATATCTTCGTCTATGTCATCCCAATGGATACCAAACGGTTCAAATTCATACTTTGCACGTTGCTCATCGGTAGCCACTAACAAGCGAGGATAGAATTTCAAAGATTGGTACAAAGTCTCCTCCTTGTCATTGGTTACATAAATCCTACCATTTTCAAACCATAATTTAATAATCTTCATATCAACCTCCTTCTTTATATTGGGAAGCATGGGGGATTAAAAATCCCCATGCAATTTTTTCCATTCTTCTTGAATAATTTCCAGATTTTCCTCTAAAATCGCTCTTGCCAGACTCAAGTCTTTAGGCTTCATACCTTTGTTCTCTATCAATTTGACTTCGTCTCTGATTTCAAACTTGGCTTGCCCGTCTTGGCTGGTGACATGGCAATGCGGTGGCTGGTGTTCCGCTGTGTAGATTTTAAATTTCAATCCGAATAACATTAAAACTGTTGGCATATCATATTGTTTTTTGATTACGCTACAAAGATAGGATATAATTTTATATCCTACAAATATTCATCCAATAAAAGATATAAAATTATATCCTTTTAACTTTAAACAAATCCCCCTCCGTGGTTGAAGGAACGGAAAAATAAAAAAAATACCTCTTTACGTCCGTTTCCGTTTGTGAGTGTGCGAGCAAACGGAAACGGGCGCCGCCCCGCACCCGTTCCCCCCTATAAGCGTCCCTCATCGGCAAAGCTGTAATAGGTATCTCCTGCTATGATTATATGGTCTATCATACGAATGTCAAACAGAGTACCCGCCTTTTTCAAACGTTCCGTTACGTTTTCATCTTCCCTGCTGGGGTGTTTGCTCCCACTCGGATGGTTATGTACGACAGCGAACTGCGTTGCGGATGCTTCCACCAAAATGCGCATTATCAACCGCACGTCTACTTCTGTCCGACTTATGCCACCAACCGAAACCCGTACTTTCTTTATCACCTTTGCAGCAGTATTCAAGGCTATCACCCAAAGTTCCTCATTCGGCAAATCCCACAAAAACGGGTGTATAAGCGCATCTATATCCTGACTGCAACGGATGGTGTCCTGCCCGTTATGCCTGCTTTGCAGCCGTTTGTACAGTTCAATGGCAGCCGTAGCCACTTTTTTACGGCCGGGCGTCAACGAGGAGAACAACCCGTTCAAATCATATTCCCCGCCTTGTCGTTCCGCTTCGGTAACAAGTTTCTTACTGTTCGTTATCTCGTATATCAGTTCGCTGTCGCTCATGTAGCGGCAAGCACTGTCAAACAAAGTTTCCATATATCCGTATTTTATTAAAGGCAGCCCGCCCGAAAGCGGGCTATCCTATACTTATTATTCACTGATTAAAAGCTGCTCCAACTCCTCGATTTTCTGCTGAATTTTCTTTTGCATAAATTTAATGAACTCCGCCAATAGAAAACGGTTGGAGATTGTAAAAATATCGCTGTTGCTGCCATAGCCCGAAGCTTCCGCAAACCGCAATTTATAAACCGCCGTTTCAAACGTATCTTCCTGCTTCAATTTATCCGCTGCTTCATCGAGTTTATCCATAGCGTTGATAAATGCGGTACGGTTGCGGGAAATCTCTTTTTTCCGTTCAAGGTCGGCCAGACATTTCTCCAGCTCTTTTGTCTTACGGTTTATCTCCTCTTGCAGCTTGGCCGCTTCATCCTTTTTAGAATTTTTCCCTTTACCCTTGGCGGGTGTATCGGCCGACTTCTCCTCTTTCACAGGTTGTTTTGCGGTTTCTTTCCCTGCCTTACCGGCTTCTTTCATTGTCTCTACTGCTTTTGTTAATTCTTCACCGATTGTTTTTACTTCTTTTTCCATGTTTGTAAATTTTAAAAAGTTAATAATTAATGATTTATATAATAGTGATTAATCTATTTCTCCAACTTATGCACCTGACTTTCCGCAAAGAGGTAGCACAACGGAAAAAAGTCCTCTTTCGCATCCTCTTCCCGACCTTGTTTTTTCAGTTCCTCGATGCGTTCCCGCTCCGCTTTCGATGCAACGGGCATTCCCCATATAAGCAGTGCCTTTTCACCTTTACGAACGGTAAAACCTTCTTTTTTCCACTCCTTGAAAGTCTTGAGGTTGGTGTATCCTTTGCAGGCGTAGTAAAACCGCAACAGACCGTTTACCGTATCATCCTCGTTGCCCATGTATTCGCCCATCTCCCTGCGGGCAACCAAAGACTGCGACAATGTTTTTAACTGCTGCCTTTTCAGAAGCCGTGTTTCACGTTCTTTCTTCTCGTCTCTTTCCTTTTTCATAATTCCATTTATTAAAATGTTATGTATTAAAATATTAAGCCTCTATAATTACAAAATCCTCTACCGTCTGAAAATAGGGGTCGGCCGTTGAAAGCAGTTCCCACTTTTTCCCGTTCTCATCCCGAAAAAGAATGCTTAGTTCCCTGATACCGTCAAACTTCCTCAATACCTTGTATCCTTTGAAATACTTGTTCAAAACCTCGATAGCCTGTTTGTAAGTGAATGTTTTCATAATGCTGCAAATTTTATGTTGAACCTTGAGCTTCCGGGTGTGAGCCTTTTCATTTGGCTGTTTCCCTGATTGGAGCTTTTTTTTTCTGCGTCGCCTGTCGCTACGCGGTATGTTTCGCCTTTTTTACGCTGCATCAAAAGGTGTTGTAAGGAACAGGAGCAAGTTTTTCAGAAAACCGGAACGGCTTGAATACTACCCAAAGGGTGGAGATTTTTTATGAAACGCCAGCCTGAATTTGAGCCAGTGACGTCAACATTTACCTTTGCAGCACAAAAAAGCGAAACTGCGTAGTGATAGGAGACAGAAAATAAAGGGCGACAATCAGAAAAGGAAACAGCCTGCAATACATAGTTGAAAACTATACCGCTCTGCCCGGTACATCCTTTGAATAGACAATACCGGGCGTACCTGCATGGGTGCAAAAAAAACAGACAGAAAGCACTGCTTTCTACCGATAAAACGCGAAAATTCCGTGTGGTTAAGTTTGGTTATGCCTGTACCCTGTACAGTATCTATAACCAAGCGTACCACACGGAATTTTCGCGCGCCCCCACTCCTACGGGCGACTTCCCACCATATTCGGGCGTTTTTCAACCGAGAAATGCCCTTTAGAAAACTATATTCCATTGAAAGACAAAGAACAAACCCCATTCCTGTGATAAAATCGCAGGAATGAAACAGCTTGCTGCCCGAGCCGCGCCGTCGTCCGTTTGCAATCGCAGCCGCCCGCCCGCATTCGGAAATATGACAAAATATTTACAGTCCCGTAGTTTCGTGCCCGTAGTGCGCCCTATCCCACCCATACCGGCACACCATACAAAAAAGCCCTGCTATCCTCACGGACAACAAGGCCAGGCTAAACGAAATCAACAAAAAAAAGTGTTATACAGAGGCAGCACCCGATACACTCCTGCCTATCCTCCACACACGAATATATTCCTTTCTCAATATGAAATATTTCAGTGCATCCGTCAAGTTAGTAGACTCCTTAGGCAGTCTGTGCGTAGGCAACTTATCCCCAGTCTTCTGCTTGACTATCAGACTGGCACTGTTAGGACCGCTCGCTATTTTGGTTTCCGTCACTTCCATTTCCGACTTAAGGTTCGGACAATTATATTGGTCTATCAACAACAGAAACAGATTGCGCTCCAGGTTCCCGCTCAGCAAGTCCATAAAGAAACGATATTCCAGGTTACTGCCGATATTCCCCTGTCCCAAAGACATTAGCTGCACTTGCCATCCGGTACGATTACCGTCAGCATCCGTTTCTATGTTCTTCTTTATCTGCGTAGCCATATCCGCACCTACCCCTTTGTAGTTATTCATGGCACGGTCATAATACAGCTTCAGTATTTTACGTCTGTGCGGTTTGAAGTAGTACAGAAACCTATCCGCCAACACACGCACACTGTTCGGTGGAAGCGTGTACAGTTCTTTCATCACGCGCATGATATGCCCGCTCCTCTGCCCAAAAACCATGGAAAGCATATTGCCCGCATCCATGCCTGCTTCCAGAGGCTTGCTCACATCCAGGTAACGAAGGACTGTGCAGTCCTGTTCCCACCCGAACGGATGCCGTTCTATCACTTCATTCAGATAGCCGTCCGAATAAAAATGCTTCATCGCCAGATTACAATAAAACATCTGGCCAGCCTCCAATTTCGGAATGATGGAAAGCACATTGCATTCCAAACCCTCAAGCCCTTCCGCAAACTCATCCGTGAACCAGTCCTCACCCAATACATCCGCATTCACATAGGAAGAAGATATGAAAAAAAACGATACACCACGACGCGTCTTTATCCAGCGGGCTTCCCAGCGTTTCATGTTCTTTCCGGCAAGTTCCAGGGAACGCCCGGCGGCCATCAGCTTTGCCTCCAAAGACCTGTCGGTCCGGAAACTATTCTTCAGCTCATTATAATGCTGCAAGCAGGCCAGGTATTCTCTTTTCGTCTCATTGTAGACAAAACCGGTACGCAGCATCAGCAGTATCTTTTTCTTATCATTCTGCTTCGCCAGCTTCAAAATCCAGTCATATTCGCCCAAATGGTTCGGGTTCGGCATATCGGTCGTAAGGGTACGACTGCGATACCAGACACTGTCCCCATACTTCACCCGAAAGCCACGCACCGCCTTCAGCAAGTTCGTGAACTTTTCTTCCGGGAAATACTTCACCTCGTCCCCGAATACGCCTACATAAGAGCGTCCCGCACCGATTGCCGGGCGGTCCAATGAGATAAAAGTGAAGTTAAAGCCGGTGTAGAACACCATTGTATTTCTCCAATCGGAGCACACGTTGTACATCCGTTCCTTCCACTCCTGAGGCGGTTCTTTGTTTATCACATAATGTCTGTCAAGTTCCCACCCCAGCATAGACAACCCGTCAATAAGAGAGGGGATGATATTCTTGTGCAAATCCGAATAGGTATCCGACACCCATGCAAACGGCGCACCCGGACAATCGTGCGCAACTTCCTGCACCCGTTCCGCAAGCACCTGCACTGTTTTGGCAGAAGCACGCCCGGCAACCCAATAGAGCGACCATGGCATCATAACCGATATGAGCTGAGCCATCCAATTGGAATAGCGCAGCTCCACATCATCCAATATCTTTAGTTTTTTCTTCCTGGTCATCGAGCATTTCTTCAAAATCAATATCAACCACATTGGCATCACGTTTCAGCCGTACCTTCTCCCTGGATGGTATATCCGGCATCGAGTCAATCTGAGCAGCCAACAGATTCCGGTTGGCAGAAGGAAGCCCCACCTTTTCCGGGTCAAGGTCATACACCTTGAAAGGCTTCTCATCCAGTTCTTTCGGCTTCACCGGGTCCGGTCTGTCAAGCTGCTTAATCCTGGCAGCCTGTACGGTCAGATTGCCGTACACTTCCATGTCTTTGGAGTTAACTGCGTTCTGAAGAACCACATGGGCAGCTTTCATCAGATTGTCAAACACCATGTTCCGGTGCGCATTGTTCTCTATGGTATCATTCAGGTAGAACAGATTAATGGCTTCACTGTACATCTGCCTGGCACGCATCCGTTCCACATTAAACGGCTCGTGCATCAGGAAAGCGATTGCATTGTCCTTACCATATTTACGATTTATCCCCACCAGGGCATACAGCGCATTATAGTAATCCAATTCATCACCGGTCAGTTCTATCGTACATCCTGAAGCAATGTAGTCCTGCAAGGTCTCAAAATAAGATTTTTCAAACATCAGCCTATATCGTCATAAAATATCTTACTAATCGAATTACGATACCCGGTCGCCTGGCGGAACTTATCAAACCGCTGCGCCTGAGTCACGTTATCCCCCGTCTCCGCACTGGCAGCCATAGCCAAACCCTCTTTGGCCCGTTGCAGCAACTGCCCACGTTCATAATGGTATTTCAACGGAGACCCTACAAGGTTGAAATACCAGATAAAATCCGTTTCCGGAACATTGTAATACATTGCAATCTGTTTCGGCTCATAACCGATACCGGCCAGTCGTCCCAGTTCATCCATGTCTATCCGGTCAAACCATGGCGGATCTTCACGCCATTTTACCACTTCGTCCGCTACGAAACTCATACACTTCCTTGTTTTTTAAGAATACATACTGCTCTTCCATTGCATTTTCCCCGTAATTTCCCGACCCCTCAACAACAAAATAACCTGCCGTTGTGTCAAGACAGGTTATCTTCTTATGACTCCAGGAGAAAGACAACTCAATCGTTCCTTCCCGGTAGAGCTGCATCAGCCGTTCAAATACCTTCGACATCCGGAACTTAATCGTTTCCGAAATATGGAGATGAATGACGCCGATAAATCCTTTTTCCTTCCAGCGGAGCAGCGCATTAATGATACGCTCATTCGTCGAATAGGTCGCTACATACAAATGATTCACCTGTCCTGCATGCTTTATCAGATACACAATAAAGGTAAATGCCGTAAAACTCTTCTTTGTCTCGATAAAAAACGCCTCGTTTTCCTTAGGCAAACGTCCGCATAATTCTTTCAAGCTATTCAGCTTGAACGTCAACATTGTTTCAAAACGTCTGGTGAAAATACGGGAATCGGACATTTCTTTCCGGAGTTCCTCCAAATTAAAATAATAACTCATTCCAACAGACGATTTATATCTGCCAGCTCCTTCTCATAGCCGGCCAACCTTTCACGGCGAATCGCATCCAAATGCGGTTTATCCCCTTTCGCCAGTTCCGACTTAACCCGCCAAATATTATTCTCCACCTGTCTCAGCCTACGTACCAGTTCCTTGACCGGAAGTTTCAGAAGCTCACTCCTGCGGCGGAACTCGGCAAAAGCCGGATGTTTTCCCAACAGCGAGTGGTTTTCCTTGTAATAGTTCAACTCTTCCCATATCATCCGATTACCGATATAGCTATCAATCAGTTCACGACTGACAGTAGCGCATTCTTCCAAAGAGGTGCAATCGCGCAATTTCCGGTGTAACCGCACATAAGCATGATACTTGCTGAACTTACGCGAAACAAGCGCTTCCAGCTCCATGGGGCAGTCCGGTTCATTCAGGAACGGAAATTCTTCACGGAAAGAGAGCGGCTCTCTCCGTGAAGCACTTCCCGTAAGCTCCCTTCAATTCTCAAAATCGGAAGAAACCGGGAAACATTTATCAAGGAATTTTTCCAACCAAGAAGAATACCCCGAAACAGCATTGTTCATAAACACCTTACGGGATAAGATATCAATCACCTTATTCTCATCCGGACTCTGCGATACTACAGGCAGCAACACCTGGTCGGTTTTCCAATCAAGATACACCGGCTGTGTCGGATATGGATGGGAATTATAATAAACAGAAGTAAACAGGTAACCTCCCTTTTCCAGTTCCGGGAACCGTTCAAACATCGCAGTCAACTTCTCTTTATCAAACAATACCGGAGTATGGGTCTCATAATTCAGGCATGGCAAACCGTTCTTTTCCAACAACATTGCGGTCTGTTTCATATTCTCCGCATAAAGTCCCTTGAATCTCATCGGAACAAGCTTGCCCGATACTTTAGGAAGTGCTATGTGTGGCAATGCAACCGGATTCATGACATAGATATCATCACTACTCCAGATGAAATATCCGGTCACTTCAGGAGAAGCTACAGCAATTCTCAATTTAGCGAGTGTATCAACCTGCGCATTATCGGATACACGCTGATGCTCGATAAAGGTAATTTCTTCGCTGAACCAAGCCTCACGGTCACCGATGACCACCACATTGATTCCGAAACGTACATTCTCCTGCCAGGAGCGTAAAGCATACAGCAGCTCTCTGCCCTGAGCAAATTCCCTGCAATAAGGAATAACAACCGTTATATGGACCTGAGCCGTAGCATTCACTTTTTCCATTTCAGACAAAGCCTCCTGTTCCGGCGCTGCCATACCATCATTCACATCTACATGGGTGATATCCACCTTTGTTAACTCATCTTTTTCAGTTTCCTTTTTCGTTGCCATAATTTATTTTTTTAATTCGATACAAAAATATCCCCTATCAATATCCTATAAAAGGACAGAGAGGCGCATGCCAAGCAAACGCCTCTCCTATAACCAACCTTAAAAAAAAAGCTATATTCCGTCTCCGTCAGACGACAATACCGAAGCTGGCGGCAATCCTAAAACAGCGTTGATTTCCTCGCTGTCCGTTGCCGGAATTAGGCTCTTGGCTATATGGCCGATAGTGCCACCGCGTAAAGAACTAGCCAGATTTATGGTATTCTTATCCCCTTCCTTGTTATCCTGAGAATCCGCCTTGGTCATCTTGAGCGGAGTACACGGCGTTCCGGCAATCTTTGCATCATCCCCCGAACACCCGAAAACAATCGCCCCCAGGTTCTCGTTGATGTTGTTGTTAACAAACTCATCATGTTCCAGCTCCGTACCCGGATGTTCATAATCCACGTGGTGAATGAATCCGCGCGCATCGTCTTCCCCCTCACTGGTATGATAGATGTTTATTGTAGAATCCGTAGCATACACCGCTATCGGTTTTTTACCTTCTGCCATTTCAAAAGCGGTCACCTTCACGCCCTTTTCATCACGGGTGCAGGTCTTAACGTCCTCCCAACGGAAAAGCATGACATAGGACTTCTTCCCTTTCGGACGTCCGGCGTTCGATGTCTTTTTCGGTACTGATACCATTGTATAGTTATCACTCATATATACCTCCTTTCATTTTAAATGCCATCATCATCAGCCGAAGAAACAGAAAGCTCATCTTCCGGCGGCAGATAAGCGAAAATAGCTTCAGCCAGCCAAAATCCGGTAGCCTCCCACCATTCCGCAAAAATCTTCACATCGTAATTCTCTCCCTGCATCCAAACTTTTGCGCTCTGTGGGTCCTTACTGCGCAGATGTTTGAAGTTCTCTTTCGGTGTGATGAAGAACACACCCGTACCTCGCATGCCTTCAAGCGGCACAAACGAGAACCTGGAAAAATCGACCTTGATTTTCTCACCGTCCTCATTCTTCAGCCAGGGATATTTTTTACGATATGCCTTACCATAGCGTATTACCAAGTCCGGGTCCGCATGAATAAACATGGATTTTTTCTTGTACAGAGGTTTCACTTCCTCAACCGCTTTCTCTATCTGGTCAACCAATGTCGCATCCTCGAGCTTCTCACCATCGAGCAGCCAGGTTATCGCTTCATTATTCGCTTTCTTGAGTTTCTTCAATTGGGTGACATAACCGTCCATGACGTCATTAGCATCCGTAGCGGCATCACCGTCCTTCGTAGCCGAAGTTTCCTTAAACTCACCAATCGCCAATGCGATTTCGCGTTCCTCGTCCAGTTTTGGGAATATAAGCTGATACAAGATGTATTTCACTACCGGCATGTCTTCCGGTTTCAAGTTCTCATCATACAGATAGCCGAGAATATCCTCCATGATGTCCGACGGCGTAATGGGAACGTTGATTTTACACTTGTAGTTCTTTATTGTCAGCGGAGTGAACTTAGACTTGCCTTTAGGCGTCCACTTCGGAACGAACTGCTGAAGCACTGAATCAATGGCAGCCTGCTGCGCACGTACTTCCGTCTTATCCGTTACCAATGTTGACATGTACTTCGTGGACTCCGTAGTACCCATCAGTCCTTTGAGTATCTCAATCCGTTCCGAAGATACATACTTCCCAAACTCCTTCTGGATTTCAGTTGTTTCAATGGTCGAGTTACCACTGTATGCCGCACCTTTGAAAGCTGCGTCCAAATAACGGTTATGCGCCAGACTCATGTCCGGTTTAAACTTATTACCCATCTCTGATTTACCCCCATCAACCTGCTGACCGGCATCCGGAACCGGTTCTTTTGTCATTTTTTCTATTTGCGCATCTTTTTGGGCAATCTCATCCTTCAGAGCTTTCACTTTATCATCCAGTTCTTTCAAGGATTTACGTGCCTGGGCAAGCGCTGTCGCGTTACTGTCGCGCTCCCGTTCCAATTCCGTTCTCACTTCATCGGTAACCGCTTCCTCTGCATTCCTACCTTCTTTCTCAAATTCGGCGAGATCCTTTTTAAAGGCTTCGACGAATACCGCCCCGTACTTCTGCTTCAACTGCTCTTCCTGCGCAGAGAGAAGGATTGATTTCCCTTTCTCGTCTTTCGCAAAGGCCGAGATGCCCAAAAAGCCAAGTACCACGCTCATTACTTTTCCAAACATACTTTCAGGATTTTGAGTTGATATAATTGTTAATTGTCATTTCCGCATTGATTTCCCGACTACGCCGTACAGCATAATCCTGGTTACCGATACTATCTATAAGTCCAACTTTCAGCGCATCTTCCGCATAGAACATGCGTCCGCGAAGCAGTCCTTCAGTCTCCTGTTTCAAACATTCCCCCCGGTTCTTCCTGACATTCGCCTGAAAATCCCTTGCCAACGGGTCCAGTTCTTCGTCACGGATGGAAGCGTAATCACCTTTCTTGGCCGCTTCAAACGGAGCATTCTTGTAATCGGAAAGATTGGAGTAAATAGTATGCACCTTAACGCCGGCATTTTCATAATACTTAGCATAATCCGGAAAGCTCATCATCACACCGATACTGCCGAACTCGGCAGATATGGTATTCGAGGCAATAATCTCATCACAGTAGGAAGCAGCATAATAAGCAGCCGATGCACAAAGGTCACAATGTGCAACAACCGCTTTTCCTTTACTTTTTGCATAAAGAATGGCATCGACCAGCGGTGCAATGGCATCCACTGCACCGCCACCGGAATCGATGTCACACAAAACAGAAGAGATATTAGCCGAGTCAGCCGCGTCACGAATAAGGGCCGCATATTCCGTTGTCCCGTAACTGCAATACGTACCATACTTCAGCATAGTACCATGAACCGGAATGATAGCCGTACTACCTTGCGGAGCATCGCTGAAGCTATTGCCGATTCTTGCGCTACGCCCATCTTTTGTCGCAATCATCAGCGGTATAGCTTCACGCTCAGACAACCGACCGGTATCCTGACTATCAAAGTCGCGTTCCAACAGTTTATCGACAACAAGCAGGTTGGATTCAACCTCCCGGAACGAAACGAACCATTTGCCCCGACAGACCGCACTATATAAATTTGAAAACGCCATTATATTTGTATCTACTAATAAACGATACAAAGGTACAACAGCGCTACCCACTTAAAAGGACTTTAAATTTTTGGCAAACTCCGCACTATCACGTTTAAAAGAGAGGGTTAATTTCAAAGGAGAACCTGCATATTCCGTTGAGAACGATACCGGGAACTGGTCCGTGCCTACCACCTTGTAGTCACCATTCGATAAATCGAGCAGCACCAGCCCTTCCTGCCGTACCAGCTCCTGTATTCTCCCCATATTGGCTTTTCCCGTATCCGTAACAACAGCCTTAAGCTCTTGTTTCACTACGCCTCCGGACGTATCGCAGCTCTCTTTAAACTCTCCGGAAGATATTCCGATAACTTCCCAGTCACCGCGGACCCTAATAAAATCCGCACCTGGAAAATTTCCAACCGAAGCATCCGCTATCGGAAGAAAACGCATGCCGCATACCTGCGACCGTCTGTCATCCTGATTCATTTCAGTTAAAAGTTTAAGTGATATTCAATTGAAAATCCGTTTTTTACTTAAAGTTTAACAGATTAAATAATGTTAATCAAAAAGGGTCAGTTGTATGTCATGGTTCACTTCCTTGACAATCCGCCGGCGATTACGATAATCATACTTCTTCACCGCATCATAATTCAATGCGTTGGCCTTGATATTATAGGCAGCCAGAAAGGCTTTGATAATCCTATCCTGCTTATACCCTTTCTCATAGCCTGAAACAAAGTACTCACGAATACGGATGCGGAACGATGCCTCGATATAGTCGCGAAGCATCTGCTGTTTCCACTCCGGAATATAAATAAAATTCTCTTTCAGGATAAAATGGTTCCATTCACGGATAGGAAGGCACAGCTTTATCGGATGGTCCTTAAGGGACTGCTGGGGCGGACGGTCACTGACTGTCACCATAGCCTGAATAAATTTGCCCAGGTCATTGGCCGATGTGACCTGTATATATTCGTCAGTTCCCCTTGTACACCCAAATTCATGGTAAAGGAAATCATGCAGATAAGGTTGCAGTTCAATCGTTACATAAGGTTTCATATCATAAATAGTTGGTTTCTATGCAAATATAGTCACTATATATAACATTGCCCGCTATTTTTCCGGCAAAATTCAACGCATAAAGTAATACATTTTTGCCCTCTACACCTTCTACAATTTCTACAATCAGCATAAACAATTATATATCAATAATATAACAGTTTTATTATTGGGTAATAAGTGTAGAAAATCTATCTACAAAGTGCCATTTTGTAGAAGAAATATAGAAAAACTGCATTTTGTAGAAAGTTGTAGAAATGTGTAGAAGTCGTTTTTATATACTAATACATTGATTTATAGCATTGTAGAAAGTGTAGAAAGTGTAGAAGTATTTTTTTCCTCAAAATAAAGCCTATATTCGAGTATAGAAAGTGCATAAAAAAGCCCCTACCTTCACAGGCAAGGGCCTCTCTCACAACTATGATAGACATTTTAAAACATATATGGAGAATCACCGTTTTCTTTCGCTTTATAAGCGCGAGCATCACTTTCTTCTATCTCCGATACTCCCATGTCAATATTGAGATTGATGTTGTAGTTCTCCATCAACTCAGTATAGTCAAAACAAAGTGCTTGTTTCGTACTACTTGTTTTGCGATAGTACTTTTTACCGTCGACCTCTACCTCCTTAGTGACTTCAACCCCCTTTTGTATGTTCTTGAAACGGACTGAGTTCTGCACGCCCAAGTATTCCTTAGAGTTTTCGATGTAGAATTTCAATGATTCAGTAGGTAACGCATTGTCACCTACCTGGCGGGCAAACTTCTTATACAACATAAAGATACGGTCGGTTTGCATTCGTAAAACAGGGCGCGGCTGTTTGAATACCAAATCTTTGACTTTATTAGTCTTTAGACCGGAGAGATAATCTATCCGAAAATCCGCCTCCAGGAATATCTCGCCATCTTGTTGCAAGTAACTGACCACATTCCAGAAATTAGCCAGTTCGTTATTGCTTTTACATTCACGGTTCTGCCGGATGATACCATCGACACAGATGCCCAACAGGTCCCGATACATGAATGGTACATCCAGTACAGCTTCAAGTGTGCGGAACGCAGCCAATGGTATCACCCAGTTTCGTTGTATGCGGTCTTCAATGGACTCGCCTTTCAAGCGGTCGTTTAAATCATCCATACACTGGCGATAATTAGTAGAGAAATCTGTCTCCATTTTTGCACGGTGACGCAGCAGCTGTAAAGTTAGATGTGAAAGTCCCAAATCCCGAATGCTTTTGCACTCGTCAAACGCTCTTTTTTCTGATGTTGAAAATTCTGTTTTTGTAAAAGTCAAGTATATAAGTCTGGAAAACAAGGCAATGTCTATTGTCGGCATTTCTTGCCCGGATAGAATCACACCGCAATCCACACAGGTAATTTCTCTTTTTTTATCTCTGTCCATGTTCATCCGGCTACGGCCGGTACCATCCCAAATCCCCTTCAGAAACTCCCGTTTGTCAAGGTCTATACTATTTTTGTACTCGTCAATGTGTACAAGAGAATTGGCGCATTGAGCCACCGCATCACCCAATGCAGCAATGGTGGCATTTTGGATATTGGGCGGTGTATTCTTGATGATGAAGAACGACATCAGGCTGTGACCGAGTTCCGACTTACCACTACCTTTCGGACCGAATAAGTTCAGAATGGGGAAACTTTTCGTCTGTCCAACGATTATATCCCGAAAGAGAGAAGCCAGCAGGAAGCAGATACCCACTTTAGCATTATCGCCAAATACCTGCACAAGTTTGTCGCTGTATTCCCTCAAGCTGACATTATTATAAGAAGTATACACAAACCGCCGTTCGAACTGGAATAATTTAATATCATCGCGATAAATGGTACTACATCCTGGCAGATAGAAATTACCTCCTTGCAGGCGCACAATACCGTATTCATCGGCGGTATGCCATTCAGTATCGAAACAGCCATTGCCATACGCAAAGAAACCTTGACGCTGCCACCCCAGTTGAGTAATTTCAAGAGCTGTTTCTGTTTGCTCGTAAAGGAACATCTTCAATTTAGTCAGTTCTTTCTCGGAAGCCAGCCAAATGTAATTACCCAACCCTTCTACCTTTTGTTTGAATTTGGAGAGTGAAACCAAGTCTTCTTGCTTCATCTCAATAATTTCTTCCTGCTTATTCTGGTTTTTGATACGATACAAACGTTTGGGGAGCAAGGAGTCTTTGATATGAAACATAGGCATCATAATAAAGTTACTCCACTGTACCGGCTTGCCTGTTTCACCGGCCAATGCAAAGTAAGCGTTGTACTCTTCATAGAAACCGTATTTACCCAACAGGTCACGGTCTATTTTCTTGCTCTCACTAATAACCTGCTTTGCTTTGTCCAGTTTCTTCGCGCGGTTAATGGCCGTCTGCCACAGTTTTTTATCTTCATAAAAAGATTGCAGCTGCTTGAGGTACATAGATTCTTTTACCTCGTCTTTGACCATCACAACCATTGCACTAATAGTATTGATGGCATCGCTCCGCTCTTCGGTAGTGTTTACATCCTGAAATATATGCTGGGCATACCAAGGAATAAAATCGACCTCCTTTAATTCCTGAAACTTCTGTATGCTTGTACAATAGGTATCCGGGTCATTCTTGCTCTGCGCTTCTCCCAGGGGCAACTCCTTGACCGATACACCCAGTCCGGATTTCATGGCCAGCAAACCGTTACGCATCGTATTGCGAATACCTGCACCTAATTTTTCTCCTTTCTCAAAATTAGGCGGATCTGCATCCGGAAGAAAACAGACCTTGGTCGCATACTTCTTAAACTGTTCCATCTGACTTTCTGTCCATGCTCCGCCAAGCGGTGCCACAGCATTATTAACCCGAATCCGCTTCAGCTGCATCGCATCGGGAGCACCCTCTACCAAATAGAACTTATCGTCTTTGGCAGCCTGACGTATAGCCGTATCGATACCGAAAATAGAATCCTGTTTATGGTATATGTCACTTTCGTTGGAGTTTATATATTTAGCCGCCGATTTATCTCCGGAACAGTCACGAGCGGTGAAGCCTATTATCCTACGAAACTTGTCACGAATGGGAATCATTATGCGATTACGATAACCATCATAGATATTACCTCTCTCCCCGGTTTTCAACAACCCCATCTCTTTCATCAGTTCAATGGACAAGCTGGATACCTGGGCAAATTTGAGTAAATCATCCCATTTTTCAAGAGCAAATCCTATACCCATCTCTTCGGAGAATTCCATCCCCCAGCGGCTTTTGACATACTCAAACGCATTTTTATTAGCCTTGGCAAGCAGATTTTTACGAAAATGTTCGGCGCATCTTTGATTGATAACGAACATGCTTTCTCGCTTCATCCGTGCTTGCTCTTGCTCTGGAGTCAGTGTTTCTTCTTCAATGGTGATACCGTAACGTTTTCCAAGTGCACGGACTGCCTCCGGAAAAGTCATGGTTTCGTGCTCCATGAGAAAACCTATAACGTTCCCACCCTTACTGCATCCAAAACAGTGCCAGATACCACGCGCCGGATTCACGACAAAGCTGGGTGTCTTTTCTTGATGGAACGGGCAACATGCCTGGTAGTTGATGCCTTTCTTTTTGAGTTCGACATATTCGCTTATCACGTCTACTATGTCGGCACGGTCGATGATTTGTTCTATTATCCTTTCGTCTATCATTGTTATATCTATTCGGCCCTATCTCCTGAGGATGACAGTGCCTTGTTCTTCTAAATAGTAGCTGTGTACTCCGTATAAGTCAAACTCGCACAAACACGAATACACACATTTCATGAAAAGGTCATAATTCTCCGGACTAACCTTTTCAAGCACCCGGAAAGATTCACCAGGCTGCATCCCATACAGCCTGATGAACACTTTATTATAGTATTCCGCCAATTTCTCCATCCCCATTGACTCGATATAAGACGGGATCCAAGATTGACTATTGTCTGGAAAATATTGAAGTAAATCCATGTTCTAAGCATTGAGCGGATACAAAGGAATTGTTTTGCAAAAGAGTTATCAAGGACGTTATTTATATGTTTTAAAACCTCTGCACAACATTTCGGCCATCACAATGTTGATTCCGTGATGCTCCTTGAGGTTTTCCGGATTTTTCCCGGTCAATGTTATACTCAAATTCTCCTTGCGGTAATCACGCTCCACATCAAAGTATAGTTCCTGTCCTCTGTCATCGTGGAAAGTTATCCGGCACCTTTCCACCAATCCACCCAGTTCTGAAGCGTCCATCCACAAGTCCGGCTTTTTATCCATCTTCAGATGGCAATATCTGTGTACTTTACCACTCTTACGAATCAGCTCCACTTCGACGATTGTCGCTATCTGATTTGTACGCAGGATGCGTACTTTCTGACCTTTTCTCATTGTTTATTCTCCTTTTTATTTTCTTTATCTTCTTCAAATTTATGTCCGCAAAACGGGCAATATTCGTATGAAAGTTCCATCTCACTTTGTGTTTTACAAAGGCTACCATCTTTTTTCTTTTTCCGATACGTGATAGCAACCGTCGGCTTGAACTGGACAACACCATCCTTGCCAAAACATATCACACCACGAATATTTGCCAATGGATCACCTAATTGCTCACGAATCATTTTCGTTATCCGTTCTCTACAATTGCATGCCATACTATTATTTACTTTGTTATATGTTAATCATCCATATCTTTTATTCCTTTCTTATTTAATATCATACGTCAATCTCCAATTATTGTACGGATAGTATATGTCTGCTTCCCTTTGAAAGACGAGAAATCAATCAAGGATTGTTCATAGTAAAGCGCAAGGGCTACTTTCCGGAATCTTTCATAGTTCCGCCTGTCAATAGGCTTAAGTCCCCATTTTCCCATATCCTCTACCAGTTTTTTACAAGTATAAGCAGAATGTCCTATACAACTATTCTTTCCAAAGCTATGGTTGATTCTATGGGCCTGAAAGTCCGGACTCCTGGAAATAAAAATGTCAAGGCGTTCCAGTTCTTTAAAACTCAACCGGGCATCTCCTTGCCTGGATATTGTTTTTTCTTCCAACCAGGCAACAATCGTAAGGTCATAGAAACCTTTACGGTAATCTTTTTTGTAGAAATAATGTATTCTCATAGTCCTGAACATCAGCCTATTTTTGTAAATTCACGTATTTTACTTACTATGGCATAATAGCCTAATACCTTCTTATAAGATATAATACAGACAATGCTGTCGCTATCATTCTCTACAAGAATGGTCCATTGTCCATCTTTTCCACTATTAGACACATCCAGCAGCACAGGGCGGCTACGAGGATATTTCTCATTCATTATTTTTATCTGGTGCTCGATGTCACATTTCAGTGCATCCAACGAACATTCATCAGCAATCAGATGCCGGTCGAACTGTCGTACAAATAGCTGTAATTCCCTTCCTTTCTTATTGACGCTGGCATAAGTCTTGATATTATCTATAAAGAAGTACAT